CGTTTTTCGTGGAGTTGTTGGCGCTGGATAACGTGAATTTTTTAGCATTTCCGGCCTGAATATTTTTTAACGCTATCGCCACACCATTCTGGAAACGAAATACATGCTGTCCATTCGCATAAACATCCAGAATGCCGTCGCCGTTTTGTTTTATACCTGTATCGTTATCCCCGAAAGCAATTGAGTTACCTCCCAGGGCATTGTCAGTGTTAACACCAAATCCGGAGGTCTGGGGCAGCGTCAGCTTTCCTGTCATGGTGTCGCCATCACGCTGAACGGCATTTTTTGCCTTGTCCACCGTGGGTTTTAATCCGAGGTTTTCAACAGCCTTATCCTTGTTTTCCACATCCGAAAGGTTATTTTTTATCAGCAATGCCTCTTCGTTAATTGCACCACCCACCAGTAATAATATGGCTTTATATAGCTGATCGTGTTCTTCTTTATTCAGCTCTATCCCGGCCTTCTCAATGACACCACACAATTCTTCCTGAATGGCATCCCACATGGCACTGTTCAGCCAGGTGGCAAGACGCCCCGTCCGAATATTTCCGTCAGTAAATCCGTTCTTGCCAGGGCCAAACTTATCTTTTACCGCTGTCAGCGTATCAATCCTGTGCATCTTCATCCTCATCTGGATAGGAAAATAAAACAACGGTATGCGACGGACATAATTTATTAATCACGCACTCCGCAATCGTATCGCCCCACGTCCGGATCGGTGTGTTGCAGGCATCCGTACATGTCTGCCACTGCGCGCCAGCATCCACTGGTAACGTCACACGCCAGAAATAACGCCAGCGATCTCCCCATTCCGGATCAGGGCTTGCATCCAGGTGCTGGAACTGTTCGATCGTCACGCCGGTATATCCCAGCGCCTCAAGCTGATCCAGGAAGAACTGCTCATTTATGCCACCAGCCACATTGGCTTTTGCTTCAAGACGTTGCTGACGCTGGCGTAATGTCTGGGTTCCGACAGGGGAACAGGAATCAGGTAAACCATACAATTCTTCATAACGATCAATCAGCTCTGTGGACTGACCGGGATCGATTTCAATCACCAGTTCATCAGCCCGCTGGTGAACACGCACAAGCGATGGTGCCAGACCGTCAAGTACACCGTCGGTATCTGACCATGCAGGTCCCGGCGGCATCAGGCCATACAACAATTTTGTATAATCATCCTGTAACGTATCCATTATTTACTCCTTACCGGGTCATAAGCCTGCCATGTGATCTCCCCGAGTACCGGAAGCTCAGTTTCCCCCAGGTCAATATCCGATGAAGGGTCGATGAGTCGATGGGCCACCTCGCCTGCAGATAAACTGATAGCCTCGCTGATCCTGGACAGATACATGCGCCCTTCCGGCACACCATCCCGGAACATCAGTGCATTCAGTTCTGATTTTATTGCCGCCCTGATCTGCGGTGTGTCTTTTGATAACGCAATCGTCATCGGGATGACTTTTTCTGTGGCACCGAATACATACAATCCGCTTCCGGCAACAGGTGCCAGAGGAAGGATGTGGTCCCTGACTGCGTTAATCACGCTTTCATCCGGGGCCGGGTGTTCCGGATCGTTTGTCGCCACCATCACGCCAACCGTTCCAATGCCTTTCCAGTGTCTGAAAGTCCATGCACGGTTAATACCCTGAACTTCTTTCGCCCAGATAACATAATCAGGGTCTGCGCCCCCCTGTGGAATGTAGTAATAACGTTCCATAACGCGGGCACGCCATATTTCCAGATTTTCAATATCTTCACCGTCTGTAATGGTGTCCGCGTACCCTGTGGACGGCAGACCACTGACGGGTGTTCCCAGTTGCATGGCAATACCATCATCCGTATTCCCCGCCGCCCCCGGTTCATCTGCCACAACAGGCACCCGGAGAAGACCATCGGCTGCGGTCACCGTCGCCGTCGTGGTGAAGGTCACCTGATCATCACGCTGGATCTGCGTTCCCGCTGGCAATACCGGCGTCCCCTCTACGCCATCCCAGCGCACAAATCCCCGGGCTGACACCGCATCTTTTCGCGGGCAGCGTTTGATTCTGGCGTGCCGGTACAGCCAGTCTTCATCACACATGTCCGGCAACAGATTTCTGGCAAGATAATCGATATACCCGTACAACGTGTGCACAGCTGCAGCCTGTACACGGGCGTACACTTCCGCATCCATACGACGAAGCAGCGTATCCTGCTCAAAGCGGGTTAATAAATCGCTCCGGATCATAGAAATAAGTTGCGGGAGGCCGGGGCGATAAAACTGACTGTCAGCCATTCAGTTCACTCCAGATATCATCAAAAATAATGTTGTGAATATTGCCGTCACGCTGGTAAATGGTAATGGCAAGTGCCAGCGAGTCTGTCCCGGTCCTGACAGCGTTAATATCAAGACGGGAAGCAACACCATCCTCCACCATCCACGCCAGCGCTTCACGGGCATAATCTCTGGCAAGCTGCGGGGTTTTATTTGTCAGCTTGCTGCGTCGCAACAGATACAGACGCGACCCCGTGCGATCATTCTGAACCGTAGGCCAGGTATCCCCCCACCATCCAAATATCTGCGGTGCATCATCATCACGCCCTGCACGCCGCCAGGTAAAAAGCGAAATAATCACAGCACGCGTCAGAAGGTCGAGCGAAGCCCCGGTCGACACGGTTCGCCCGTTAACATTAATCATCATGATTTTCAGCCCATCGGTTGATCTGGCGTGTCAGTGATCCCACCACCATCACCATTTTCGGTGTGTTTGTGGGCATTGTAGGCCTGCCGCATTTGCTGCATGCTGAGTCCGCCACTGTCGCAATTGTCAGTAATATCAGCGGTGGATTCGACAGGCATTTCAAAGCGCGCTTTAGGCGCGTTTTGAAAAATAATGGGCTTCCCGCCCCCGTTCACCACAATACCGGAACGAGTCAGGACAACGGATTGCCCCTGATCGTCATAAAGCGCCACTTCCCCACGTTTCAGTCCTTTCAACCGGTAACGTCTGTCAGCCACGACCACAACCACACCATGCGAACGATCGCCCGCCGGGAATAAAGCAACGCCCTCAGCACCGTTCTGTGCGGCAGATGTAAAACCATAAGGTTCAAGGTGTTCAACGTGTTGTTTCTGATCTCCGGCTATCATTTTCAACCCTACAGACTGACACTTTCTGGCGGAATCCACCGCCGTGATGACAGCCCGGGAAATCAGATTGCGAAGAGAAAACCCGTTCATCAGAAATCCTCCTCAACATTTTTTTTCTTCCTGGCGGTAACAGGCTCGGGGAGATAAGCATCTGCCGGGCCAACCCGTAATTCAGTCGTCGTGCCCCGGTCGTCCTGGTTATAGGTGACTTCTGCGATCACCAGTTCATCATTATCAAAATTATTCAGCGGGTCGAAAACGATGACAGATAACCCCGGACGCCATAACGCGCCACTGCCCTGCCGCCAGCCCTGAACCGTATATGTTGTCTCACGGGTAAGCGCAGCCCGTTGACGCGCTTCAAATTCACAACGGGCCTTACAGGTTGCTGTCGTTGCTGTGCCTGACTGCTGAATCAACAAAGGGCGATAACGGGTCACACCACTGTCCTGAATGGTCTGACGTATTGCGGCAATGGTGGCCTCACCAAAATCATCATCGTTGCCCGGGCGCTGCCCACTGACCTGATATTCAGAAAACCGCTCTCTGATGCTTCTTTCCGTATCACAGGAAAGAATATTCTCTCCCAGCACCAGTGCTGTCGCCGCTTTGCCTGTTCCGGGTTTCCCCAGAACCAGTCGACCGCATTCATCGTCATAAGCCAGCGTCTGAACCTGCCCCAGCAACCGGTTAAGACAATCGGCAACGGTTTCGCCGTGTTCCGGCTGGGCATCAATCACCGCTGTCTGCGGCACACCGGCGTCAACAACGGTGATGCCAAATGGCGCAGCCAGTTCACTGACGATTCTGAGCAGGTTTTTTCCGCTCTGCTGGACTGGCAAAGCAGAGCAGTCAACCAGATCGGCTGTTTTGCTTCGCCCGACAATTCCCATGCTGACGCTGCTGGCGTCATAACGAAGCGGTAACGCCTCCACATATCCGGTGAGCACGGGCTCATCCCCGATAAGCACTTCAACCAGCTCACCATTTTTTACG